GTTACTTGTCCGCTTGCTTGGTGTCTTGACATTCTTCTGTCTCCACTTTCTTGGTAGCCTTCTTGGGCTTCGGCTCAACCTTGGGTTGAGAAGCCAGCTTTTCTAAGTGGGCTTTCGCCGCAGCCGAGACAGCCATTAGCTAAGCGCCTCAGTAACGATAGCAAGCCAAGCAGTGCCATTACTTACAACAAGAGCAAACTCATTATTACCCGCACCGTTGTCGGTGATAGCACGAACTTGTCCAGTGTTAGATGTAGAAGCAGCGGGCAGCTCTGAAGTCAAGCTGACGGGGAGATTGAAGCCATTGTCTGATACGACGGGCCCAGAAAAAGTAGTGGTAGCCATTGCGAGTTCCTCATATGCGAGTAACACACCAGTCTGCATATCGTCCGCTAGGTCGGTCTGGTGTGTTGATTGTTCCTAGAACCTTAATCCTACTATCTATAATAAGTTAAGGCCAGAATAAAAAACCCCTCCGAAGAGGGGCTGTGAACATCAGGACGAACCGGGTGATCCGTAGATACCGAGGGGGTCTGATACGCCGAAGCTGTAACGCTCACGGGCCTTGTATCGGACGTTGCCAGTATCGAAGTCGCCGTCCATAGACGTGCTCATCGAGGTACGCTCGAAGTGCTTCATGCCGTTAGGGATATCTGTGCAGATAAACCAAGCATTGTCGTCAGTCAGGTAGTGGTTGACTGAGTAGCCTTCGGGAATCGAACCGTTATTGCGAAGAGCGTTGATGTCATTGTCGGCAGTACCAACACGTCCATCAGTCTCAAGCAATCGAGTCGCAACGAACATCAAGGCAGGCGGTACAATCAGACGACGGGGGCGTGCTGCAATCAGCAGGCCGCGCTCGTCTGTGTAGGCCGCGATGTTGATGACCGCGTCTTCCAGTGATGTTTCGTTAAGGTCAGCCGCAACAGTAGGACGGTTGGCGTTAGTGCCACCGCTTACTAGGGGGTGAGCCGTGTTGAACAGGGTTACACCATCACCAGACTGGTAAGTGGTGAAGCCGTTGTTCAGCAGTGAGGCAGCCTTAACTTGCTTGGTGTACGCCATGGCGCGAGCCAATGCCTTGGTATAGCGAGCTGATAGAGAGTCATAGAGGTTGTCCTCCAGAGCTTCTTCAGTGATGCTAAAGCCAAGAGCAATAGTCTCGTGGTCATAGCGAGCCGTGAACGACTCTTGTGCAGAGTCATAGCTGATGGCAGAGCCTTCAGTCTTCACGGGTGCCGCAGCAAAACCAGACAACTTAACCTCTTCTTCGAACGAACGCTCTGAAGATTCAGTCTCGTAGATCATGGTGTGCTCGTCTTCGTACTTCTCATACTCCAAACCGAACAAAGCGTTCAAGCCGGGGAGAAGCTCTTTCAACATCTGTGCGCGTGAAATAGCCATTTTTAATAACCTCCCTTAGCTTAACGCAGAGCCAGTCGTGGTGTCATAGACGTGACCAGCATTGAACTTACAGATGAGGTCGGTGTAAGTATCACCTACCGCACTGTCAGGGCCGTCTACGAAATCCACGATACGAACAGGCAAGGTGTTAGTAGCAGCCGCAGTTGACTGGTCTACAGCATTCTTGCTTCGTCCGATTGAAGTTGAACCTGCCGTCTGCACAACAGCAGCGTTTGCGTTCAGATAATTCTGGCCGCATGCGCCATCTGCCTGCATCTTGAACAGGACGTTAGGGTCGGTAACAACATATGCCTTGGCATCGGTTGCCGCGTTAGACGCGGGCCAATACTGGCTATAGGTCGGTTGACCAGTTGTGGGATCAGTGTAAGAACATCCTACAAAGATACCAACGGGAGTTAAGGTTGTAGTACCGGTGTCCTTCTGGACGTGTCCGGTAACAGCCAACTTAACAAAGTCCCCATAAAAGATGCTCGTACCATAGGTCGTAGCGATCGCAATATGCTGGACTTTACCGGTGAAAGAGCCGGAAGCACTCAAAGTGCCGACGGGCTCTGCACCGTAGGGGGCAGCGGTTGTAGCCATTGCTCAGTCCTCTACTAAAAGATTAACAATGAGGCTGCCTGAATAAGAATCAGCCTCTTCCAAACGTGGTTCGAGAAGACCGTTCTGGGTTTAGAAGCGGCATTCTCGGGTCGTTTTCACGGAGGAAACTTTGGTCGACGGCCTGCATTTGGCCATCGGCACGTTGCTGGTAATAGGCTTCGCGTTTCATAACAACCTCTTTGGGGCACTTGCAGAGCAAGAGTCCGCCAATTTCAATGTTGCCTTCAAAGCGAGATCCGACATCCGACATAACCTGTAACTCAGGGTGGTCTTCAGATCGGACTGGAACCCAGCCTTCACGGAACTTCTTAGACACATTAGTGTTGTCTTGGTTGCCCAGTGAGGAAGTGCGTATCCATCGGAAAACATAACCATCCTGCTCCTCGGGAGTAGGAAGTATTGATGCTGGCGTCCAGCTATCGCTGGGCCGGGTATCTGCATCACGCGACTGTGATGTACGTTTGGTGCGATCTTCTGCCATGTCAATCATCCTTTGATCATTTGAGCGGCATATTGTTCAGGGGTTATCCCCAGTTTTTTCGCAAGCTTAACCTGCGTTGCAGTCAGTTGGACACGCCGAGGCGTTGACCCGTTGTTACGTGACGATGGCGCCACCACAACGTCGGAGCCGCGACTGTTCTTAGCTCCGAAGTATTCTGGGAACTTGTCCCGCATGCGCCGATCAATCTCGGCGTAATATTCTCGAGAGTTTACCTCGTAACCTTCTCGCGTGACCAGCTGCTCATGAGTTCCATAAGCAAACGCAGTCATGTCCTTGTGGTCATCAGAACCGAACCACCGGTTCTGGTCGTGCCACGATACAGCCTCTGCCGATGGCCGAGGAACCTGTGGCTGTTGCACCTCTTGAACCCTTTGTTGATTTGCCATCTGGGCTCTTTGCTGGGCCTGTTGTTGGGCAAACTGGGCCTGCTGTAACCGCTGTTGATACCCAAGCTCATACTGTTGGGCTGCCTTCAGCTCTGCCTGAGCATTGTTGAGCATCTCTTGAGCTTCGATAGTCTTTTGGGTATTGCCCTCTTCAAATGCCTGAGAGTATGCAGCCTTTGCCGCATCTATCTGCATCTGCGTTCGGGTCTTAAACTGTTGTATCAGGTGAGCCTCGCCGTTCTTGACGATCTCTTGATACTTACGATTCTCTTCGGCAAGCTTCTGTGCAGCAAGAACGGCCTCTTGGCTCATGCGCTCAGCGGCCTCTCGGCGCCTGCGCTCTTCGTGCTGCTCGTACTTTAGCTTGTTAATGCGCTTGCGAACCTTGTCACTGTAGTTCTCAAGCTCGCCGTCATCCTCTTTAGCGTCGCACTGGCGTCCCTTGGGGGGCGCTGGTCTTCTGGCGGACGGTCATCAATCACCTCTATCTCGGGTGAGTTAACGACTAACTTACCGTTCTCTTTCTTGAACTCGGTGGTTACGCCAAAGAACTTATCTTCGGATGACTGTTCTACCTGTTGTGCTTCTTCAGACATAATTACAATACCTTGCTGATGCCGCGTGGATCGTCTACTACCGCCTCGACCGAATCATCATTGATCAGTCGGAACTCCTTGCCGTGGATCTTGAACCGCGTTCCTGAGTACGCCCTCATCATAATGAAGTCGCCCTCTTTGCAGTACGGGCCTGTAGGAAAGCGCTTGTCATCCTTATAACAGTCTGGGCCCATCTTCATTACAAATCCAACGATGGAGCCAACCTCTTCAACGTCAAGTGTGGCTTTGGCTTTAAGTATTCCGCCTTCGGTTTTCTCCTCCGGCTCTGGAAGTGCCACCAGTATCCGATACCCTTTGGGGTCGGGAAGCTGGCTAGGCTTCGCAGCATCAGTCATATTGTCTCCTGCATCGCATCTAGGGCTGCGATGTTGCCCATTTCAGTCGTTTATGCGGCGACTGTCGAGATCTAGCAACTCTCGTTCTGCAAGTGCCAGACCATAGATAACGCCCGATCGGTACTTGTAATCAGCAAAATCTTCACACTGACCACCAGCCATTGAGTCCGTTACATCATTTAGCATCTTGCGGATCTCAACTTGTAGTGCCTTTAACATGTTGTCACTAGCGGTTGTCATTGTCAACACCTCCATTTGTGTCTTTATCTATTTTATTTTGTATAGCCTCAAACCCCGCCTTAAACCCAGCCAGCTCTTTCTGGGTGGATGTTTGTTCGCGGGTTTGTTCAAGCCGATTTTCCCGTTCGGCTTCATTGTTGCGTGACTTCTCTTCAGCCTCGGCAAGCTTGGTTGCTAGCTCGGCAGACTTCATGCGCTCACGCGACTCTAGTTCTTCCTTCTGCATTACGGCATTGCCGTATGCTTTCTTGGCCTCAAGATCAAGCTTGGCCATCTTCTCTTGGTGATCCGCAATAAGCTTTTGCTTCTGCATCTCAAGCTCTTGCATCTGCATCTGGATGACGGGGTCTTGCATCATCTGTGCATTCTTCTCAGCCTGC